TCAGCACTTTTAGTAGGCACAAGAATAGAATCCACTTCTGTATCATTAACAACCCCTGTTAAACTAATCATCTTTCTTAATGAAGCTATCAAAGTAACATCATTACCAGCACTATTCATTTGACCATCTAATCTCCAATGATCCATAACCCAACCTTCCTTCAAAAAACCCAAAGGAATAATAAAAGTAGAATCTGTCTGACTAGCAGGCAATTGAACAGCACCAGTATCACCATTAGTAAGCCAACCAGCAGTAGCACCAATATGACCACACTTAGCAGTAACATGAAACATTTGATTCAATCTAGTTAGGCTTCCACCATCAGAAATTTTTAACTCCTTCACTTCCAACGCTTGAAATACATCAACACCCAACTTACTTCTTCGCCCCCTTAACTTTTTTGTTACCTTGAGACTGAGAAGAAGGAGAAATCACTTTCTCAATTTCTTTCTCAGACTCAAGTTTTTTAGTGGTGTGCGAAGCTTGACCAAATTCTTTAATTAAACTTCCATCATCTTGTGAAAGCTTACCTAACTTAACTAACTTATCATATTCCTTTTTTCTATTTTCTTTGCTCATTTTTATGCCCCCTGCTCAAATATTGCTACACCTTGTCCGCCTGCATTAGGAACAACTAACAAATCAGATATAGTTTTTGTTCCAACTGCAGCAGTAATAGCCGCAGTATCAGTAGCACTTCCATTATAAATTAAAGGTGCATTTGCCACTTTTATACACCAGTAATTTTACAAATAGCATCATCATTCACGACCTGAATTTGACCAACTTCCCAAGCACGAATAGTATATTTAATACCAGAATCCTCAATAGTTTTAACAGTCAAGCCAACAACACTCTTCCAAGTGCAAGCTTCTTTAGCAATAACAACTTGAGAACCACCCTCAAGAACAGAGTTAGAACTAATAACAGTCAAACCCAAAAGTTTTCCAACAACACCATTTTTAGTCACTGAATCACTATAAAACTGACCAGCATTACGAATATTAGCATTACCTAACAAATGAGAATAATCAGTTGGATGCACCAACAAAAACGAATTCTTATTCGGATTATAATTATCAACTTCAATAGTTGCTTTAGCATCCAAAATATCCTGAATAGGATCCCGGTCAGCAATCACAGCATTATCCCAAGTAGCATTAGCTGCCACACTATTACCTGCTTCACTAACAATCTTTTCAGCAATTTCGGTATCAACACTTTTAGCAACAGCCCTAGCAATTCTTAACAGAGTTCTAGCAATCATAGGAATATTATTAGTCGCAACATCTTCCCACGACAAAACACCTTCCATAGCATGCTTAACATTTATTCCACTAGTCTTAGTCCAATTAACTTCCCCATAAGGAAAATTCGCAAGTCTAGGAACACCCTTCACAGTACCACCAACAGTATCTTTACCAACTAAATCAGCAGCAGTTTCTTTGTAATATGTTTCAGTCCAAGCATTGCTAGATTCAATCATACATAATTGTTTCATCTTATATTCTTGAAGAGCAAAACCCTTCACAATTCTAGAAAAATTCTCTTTTCTTAAATCTGCTTCTCCTGTTGAGTCTGCCATTTTAGACCACCAATGTTCTAACCAAGCCATCGTGACCAATAGCTATCGTTTCCATAGCACGACCAAGAGTCCAAGCAGTTTCAAAATCCAAAGTAGCACCCAATTTAATAGTATTCACAGCCGCTTCAGTAATTACAAACTGCCCAATCTCACACTGAGTAGTACCACATCTCAATAGAACAATACAATTAGTATAAACAGCAATAGAAGTCTGACCATCATTAGCCACCTTTTCAGAAGCAGCATAACCTGCAAATGGCTTACCAGCCGCACTCATAGGAATAACAGAACGAGGAGTTTCTAACTCCATAACAGTACCTTTCGGAATAGCAGTTCCATCAGCACAAGAATATCTAATAGGGTCACCTTTATTACCTAAAAGTTCAACAATTATTGCTTCATTAGCCATAATACATCACCTAAAAGTTTTAAAACACAACAACTATATAAACTTTGCGTTCATATAGGGTCTTTTTTTGGAAAAGCATAATCTTCCAAACCAGTACCAACCAACATTTTCTTAGCCGAATCCTCAGAAATCTCATCCTTACTCTTTTGTGGAGTACCCGCACTAGCAGTACCACCAAGAGTCTCTTCAACCTTCATCCCCTCCTGCTGAGCAAGGAGTTTTCCCAACTCCTTATTAGCATCCTCCAATCTTTCAGCAGCCTCATTAGCTTTACCAATAAGTTCACCAGCATTATTCTTTTCAGCCTCCACTCTCACTAATTCTTCAGCAGCAGCCTTATCAGCCGCCGCCTTCAATTTCACATCATCATCATCTGGCATTATAATCACCTCTTTGTTTATTTTGCTGCTTATTAGCATAACAAGACCTACAATACACAGCCCAATTGGTGTTAGGTTTAAAAGGCACAGTTGTCCTATTTCCACACGCAGCACATATAGCAGGATATTCTTTTTTCTCAAACTGTCTTGAACAGTCAATCGGTGGGAACGCCTCACTAGGAGTAAGCCTATTATCACCTAACTTCAACTGCCTCAATTTTGCTTCCCTAAAAATTTCTTCATCACTAACTTTTTCTAATTCCATTTTCTTATTTTCCTCCCTCAATTTCAACTCAGCTTCAATCTTCACCAAATCTTCTTGTCCAATATCTCCATAGTGTCCGTTTCCTCTAATCTTTTCTATTTCCATTTCAATCTCCTCCTTATATTAATCCAAAATTCAGATGACTAGGACTCGAATCCTCCCGCATCTTCTGAGCTTGCTTCCTATACGCACTCCAAAAATCAGCAATAGCCTTCCTATCAGCAGCCTCCAACTCCCTCTGTCTTTCTTGCTGCTTAGCCCAATAAACAGCATCAGCATTCCTAGCTTTAATTTCAGCTTGCCTTTGCTTCTCTCTAGCACCCTCAAACCTAGCCAAATCACTAACACTAGCAGCCTCTCTAGCCTCCAACTCCCACTCAACCATCAACCTCCTTTCCTGATTATAATAATCAACAGCAGCAGTATCTTGAGCAACCTCCTCTGCCCTAACCCTAGCCCACCTAGCATCATCAGTCTCACCAGTCTCAACCTGAACTTTCAAATCTCTCACAATCTTCTCATCAACACTCAACTTAACTTGAGCAGATTTATAAAAATCATCAAGACTAGACAAAACATTAACATAAGGAATTTTACTCTTAATCTCACTCCACAAACTAGGGTCTAATATTTGTTTTTGTAACTCAATAGCCTCATCAGCACCCTCAATATCGCCACTCTGAATAGCAGACCTCGTAGCAAACCCAATAGTCTGCAAAGCCTCCTCCTTAATAAAACCGGCAAAAGGATAACTACCAATAGCACCAACCAAAGCACTCACAACAACAACAGGACTCTTAGCAGAAGTAACCAATTTACTCAACCAAGATTTTGTAGCAACCTCAGTCACAGTATTACTCGCAATAGTATCAGCAGTATTACTAGTAGTACTTTTTAAACCACTCTTACCAATAGTACTCAACTTCGAAGTCAAAAAATTAGCAGAAGCAACAGCAATATTTTTAACAGGAGCAGTTAAACCAACCGCAGCCAAATAATGCTGAGGCTGTAAAGTATTCACACCACTTAATTCTCCAATAGATTTCACTGGGTCTTTAATAACTTCCCTTACACCAGCTTTAGAAAATAATTTTGTTGGCTCTTTTTGCACCTTACCAAACTTCTTAATCTCCGCAGCTTCCCTAACTGATTTTTGAACATCAACCTTAGGCGCAGGCTTTTGAACAGCTTTACTAGCCTTCACCTCTGCAGGAGTTCTTCCCCCCGGCAAAAAACCACCAACCTCAGTATCAGCCTTATTAAAAACCTTCTTCGCAGTACTCACTACCTTACTCGCAGCACCCTTCAACTTATCCTTTATTCTACTAAAAAATCCCATCTTAAATTTTTGATTTAATCATAATAGTCAACTCTTTTATCGCAGTAGTATTAGCCTTAATCGTATTAGTACTTTGCCAAAACAACATCAAAAATGCAACAATAGGAAAACCCACTGTACTTATAGCTTGAATCGTATCCATTTTATTGCTTTCCCTCCAACTCACTTTTAGTATCATTACCTTGAGCAGCACCCTCCTGAGGCTCTTCTTCCAACTCAGTAGCAGGAGTATCACTAACCAACTCATTCTGCAAACTAGCAGGAAAAGTCAACTGAAGCCCAATATTTAATTGTCCCAACACCTGCTCCTCAATATACAACTGCTCACCCTTAACAGTCTGCTCATACGACAAATAAACAATCTTACCACTAGCATCAGTAAACTCCTTAGCATTACCAATAATAATCTGAGGAACATTAACACTCTGAAAAAAATAATCATTCAACTGATTAATCCAATTCAAAGGATTCAAACTAGCATTACCTGCAGTAGCAACCAACTCAGGCACAACAGCACCCTTCGGAATATACATACACTCACCATTCTTCCTAGCATTATCCATCTTACGCTTATACTCAGTAATCCTAACAGTATCATCAGTATCCAAATGAAAAATCCACAAAGGATCAATATTTCTATGCAACACCCTCTTCCAATCATTCATAGCCTCATTCCTCGCCAAAATCAACCACTGCAAACTATCAATAATACTCGTACCATGAATCTCATCAGCAATACGATCATGCGACAAATGAAAAATCCCATCAGGACTAAACTTCTTATTCGGAATCTTAGTCTTAGAAACCTGCTCATACCTAATAATCCTACCCTTCTGATTCTGAACAATAACAATACTCGCAGGGTCAAGAGGCTTCAAATTCACCAACACCCCATCCTTATCCCTAATAATCTCAGCAAAAGAATCCTTAGAAATAGTCTTCACCTTAATCATATTCTTCAAAATAGAATTAAAAGAATCCTTACCATTACCCTTAATACTACCCAACAACAAAGTCGTAGGCTCATCAGCAGTAAACCCAGCACCCACAGTCCAAGTAGCCTTAGTATTAATAGCAATCTTCAACTCAGGAATAGTCTTATAATAACCATAATCCCGACTCCACTCAGTATTCTGATAAGTAGTCTCCTTAGTACTCCCAGCACCATCAGTACTCTGAGCAGCAACACTAAAATCAACAATAGTACCAGATACATTACCTGTACTAGCACTCCCAATATTAGTCTCAGGCATTAACTAATCACCTCATTCAGTTTGGGCTTAATTTTGTTGAATATTCCAATATTTTCTGCATTAGCAATCTTTCCAATATGTTTTTCAACATCTTTCTTTAAATATCCCATCAATTGTTCTTTATTATCAATATTTTCTAACAAATAACAAAAGCCATGATTATTACAAACATCAACTTCTATCCTTATCTGCCTTTCATTTTCCAACACTACTTTTGTTATTTTCATTCATGCATCCTCTTCCCATCCAAATATAACACAGTTCGTTGAAACAAGTGCCATATCTGATAATAATTTGATTGCATCACCTGCAACTAATTTATATGGCATTCGCAAATCATTCGATAAAGTCTGCCCTGCACTTTGTTCTGTTACCCTTTCAGGAATTGACAATGCTGCCAAATAATAATTAGCGCCAACAACAGGGTCTATATAAAGTTGCACAGCAGTCCAAGCAGCTTGGTCTTTGTTTCCAGCAGACAAACTGTAACCAGTAATATAAACGATTTTT